TGCAGAAGGTGGAGACACAGGAGGTGAAGACACAGGAGGAGCTGATGCTGAAATGGAACCTGAAGAAGATGAAGGTGGAGAAGAAGAAGCATAATGGAACTAAAAAAAGCCTTAGGAGAAATATTTAAAGCAGCAAAGGAGAAATTTGAAATTCAAAATACTCCTAAAGTTATTTTAAAAGAAGACGAAGAAAACGCTCAAGGCATTTTTGGTAAAACAGCATACTATAAACCTTCAGACCAATCTATTGTATTATATATTACAAATAGACACCCAAAAGATATTTGTAGATCATTTGCACATGAATTAATTCACCATCACCAAAATGAAAGAGGTGATTTAGATATGGGTGATGCATCCAGCCCAACATACGCTCAAGATGATAAACATATGAGAAAGATGGAAATGGAAGCATATTTAAAAGGTAATCTTTTATTTAGAGATTGGGAAGATTGGTATAAAAATTATAGAAAAACAAACCAAAACTAAAACGTTATGAGTATATTAACAAATTTATTTTCAGGGGGTGCAGCTGACCTGGTAAAAGGTGTAGGAGGTGTAATAGATAATTTACATACTTCTGACGAAGAAAAATTAGCCGCAGAACAAAAAGTTAAAGAATTAATAGCTAATTATGAAGTTCAAATGGAACAACAAATTAGTGATAGATGGAAAGCAGACATGAATTCAGATTCATGGTTAAGTAAAAATGTAAGACCTCTTGTCTTAATTTTTCTTGTAGTTTGTACAGTTCTTATGATATTTATTGACGCAGGAACTATATCATTTACTGTTGAAGAAAAATGGACAGACCTGTTACAACTAGTATTAATAACAGTCATTGGCGCCTACTTTGGTGGACGTACAATGGAAAAAAGAAAAAAATCAAAATAATTATGTGTAATTGTAAAGAATGTAACTGTGGTACATCATGTGGATGTACTTGTTGTAATTGCTAAAAACATTTAGTCCGATTCATAGCCGGACGATTTAAAAAATTAAGAAAGGAGCTGTGGCCCAATCATTTGGTTGGGTCACTTTTTTTTTGTATATTAACCAATAAATAAAGATAAAATATGACTAAAGTAGTAATTGTAGGAGCAGGCGTTGCAGGAGTAAATGCCGCTACAAAATTAGTAGATAATGGGTTTAATGGAAAAATTACCATTATTGATATGGGTTTAGATCCATATAGAAGACCAGCAGCAGACGTAATGAGAGGTTTTTTAGGTGCTGGTGGTTGGTCAGATGGTAAATTAACTTACCACACATCTATAGGGGGACAATTATCTAAATACACAGGTGATGAAAAAGCAATGGAATTAATGGATCAAGTAATTGATAATTTTAAACGTTTTCACCCAAACCCAGACGAAGTACAATGTTCAAACCCAGTGGCAGAACCTGACTTTATTAAACCATATTTTGGTTTAAGATTATTCCCAGTATGGCATGTTGGTACAGATTATTTACATGAAATAGGTAAAAATTGGTATGATTATTTAGTAGAAAAAGGTGTTGAATTTCTTTGGGAAACTAAAGTCACAGACATCGATTTTGATAAAAACATAGTATTATATAATGATGGTTGGGAAGACTATGATGAACTTATTTTTGGTGTAGGTAAATCAGGAATTGATTTTGGCAAAAAATTAGCAGAAGAATACGAATTACCAACAGAACCAAAATCAGTACAAATAGGAGTACGTTTTGAAGCACCACAAAAACATTTTCAAAAATTAATTGACGTGTCTTATGATTTTAAATTATATAGAAAGTTTGAAGATAAAGGTGTATCATTAAGATCATTTTGTACTAATAATAATGCTGCTTATGTAGCTGCTGAACATACTTATGGTGACATTAGTTACAATGGTCATGCTAAAAAAGACGAAGCATATAGAAATGACATGACTAATTTTGGTATATTAATGGAAATTAAAGGTATTGATAAACCATTTGACTGGTCAAGAGAAGCTGTAGAAAAATTACAACATAAAGGTGTAGGAATGTTTTATTCACCATCACAAAGAGTTCCATCTAAAACATCAGAAGGAGATTATGTAGAAACACACGTTGTAAACAGTATGGATCCATTATGGGATGCAATTGGTGAGTATGCTTCATACATTCACGAGTTTATCGAAGATATGGAAACAGTATTCCCAACATTAGGTAAAGATTGGGGCATTTACATGCCTGAAGTAAAGTATTTATCACCTGAACCTTTAGTTAATTACGAAGATTTAAGTCTTACTAGGTTTCCTAATGTTCATTTTGTAGGTGATGCATTGTCAGCAAGAGGTATTACAGTATCAGGAGCACAAGGAACATTAGTAGCAGAACAATTATTAATAGATGAAGATCATAAGAAAAAAATAAAAAATTATCCTGATTTTCATGAAAACATAGAATTTTAAAATATGGCAAATAAAGCAACAGAAGAAGAATTACATAATGTAAGAAAATGGTTAAATCCTAAGGGAAGAGTAAGAAGGTGTTATAAAATTGAAGATGATGGATCTAAAACAAGAACACGTGTTTTACAAATGGGAGATAGAGCAGTATTTCATAATGAAGAGGGTCCTGCTTTAGTTAATAAAGAACAAAGAAGAAAAGAATACTATTTAAATGGTATTGAGTATGATTTTGAAACATGGAATGAAATTATGAAAGGTAAGGAAGGTTTACCTTGGTATAAACAACCAGCTGCTAAAGGACAAACACATAGAAATTAATAGAATATGAAAATAGGTTTTTGTGGAACAATGAGTGTAGGAAAAACTACACTAGTAAATGCTTTAAAAGAATTACCTGAATTTAAAGACTATCATTTTAGAACAGAACGTTCTAAACATTTAATGAATTTAGGAATACCTTTAAATACAGATAGTACATTAAAGGGACAATTAGTTTTTGCTTCTGAAAGGGCAGCTGAACTAATGCAAGAAAAAATCATAACTGATAGAACAGTTATTGATGTTATGGCTTTTAGTGAATTATCTAAATCTATGGAAGCACATGAAAAACATTATTTAACATCTACATTATATTATTTAATAAAAGAATATGATGTTTTATTTTATGTAAGTCCTGAAGGAGTTGAAATAGAAGACAATGGAGTTAGAGAAACAAATGCAGAATATAGAGATGCAATTGATAAAAAAATTAAATCAATTGTAGGAATGTATAGAGGTAATACTGTTACTATTACAGGTACTGTAGAAGAACGTATAGAGCAAGTCAAAAATACTGTAGCTCAATATGTATAACATATAATATGGCTCAACAAAACATCAAACAAATCATAAAGCAGGAGTACATTAAATGTGCTAAGGACCCTGTATACTTTATGAAAAAATACTGTTGGATTCAACATCCAACAAGGGGCCGTGTACAATTTAATTTATATCCATTTCAAGAAGGTACATTAAATTTACTACAAAAGAACGATAGAAATATTATTCTTAAATCAAGACAGTTAGGTATTTCGACCTTATCCGCAGGTATTTCGTTATGGATGATGGTATTTCAAAAAGATAAAGCAATACTTGTAGTAGCAACAAAACAAGACACAGCTAAAAACCTGGTAACAAAGGTAAAATTTATGTATGATAATTTACCATCTTGGTTACAAATTGGTTTTACAGAAAATAATAAATTAGCACTTCGACTTAAAAATGGTTCTCAAGTAAAAGCAGTATCAGCAGCAAGTGATGCTGGTAGATCGGAAGCAATTTCTTTACTGATTATTGATGAGGCTGCCTTTATTGAAGAAAATCGAATAGAAGAAATTTGGGGATCATCACAACAAACATTATCAACGGGGGGTAGAGCAATTGTATTATCTACACCAAACGGAACAGGTAACTTTTTTCATAGAATGTGGACTAAAGCAGAAGAAGGAACTAATGGATTTACACCTATTAGATTACCTTGGACTGTACACCCAGAAAGAAATGAAGAATGGAGATCAAAACAAGATGATGAATTAGGTTTAAGAATGGCAGCACAGGAATGTGATTGTGATTTTACAACTTCAGGTAATGTTGTGTTTGAATCTGAAATAATGAACTTTATAGAAAAAACAAATATATGTGATCCTATAGAAAGAAGAGGATTAGAAGGAGGACTACATATTTGGGAATATCCAGACTATACAAGAAAATATATGATAACAGCCGATGTAGCTAGGGGAGATTCTTTAGATTATTCTGCTTTTCATATTATTGACATTGAAGAAGCTAAACAAATTGGTGAATTTAAAGGTCAAATAGGTACAAAAGAATTTGGACATATGTTAGTTGCAATTGCAACAGAATATAACAATGCGTTACTTGTAATTGAAAATGCTAATATAGGTTGGAATACAATTCAAGTAGTAATTGATAAAGGTTATCAAAATCTATACTATTCACCAAAAGGTGACGCAGCAACAAACGCAGATGCCTTTTTAGCTAAAGGATATGATATAACAGACACAACAAAAATGGTTCCTGGTTTTACAATGTCAATGAAAACAAGACCATTAACAATAGGAAAATTAGACGCTTATTTAAGAGAAAAATCAATATTAATTCAAGGTAAAAGAACATTAGAAGAAATGCGTACTTTTATTTGGAAAAATGGAAGAGCAGAAGCCCAAACAGGATATAATGATGATTTAGTAATGTCTTTAGCAACAGCTTGTTACGTTAGAGATACAGCACTTAAATTTGCACAACAAGGAATTGACATAACAAACGCAGCATTAAAAAATTGGTCACGAAGTGCTCCTACTATTTATACCGGAGGAGTAAACAAAAAAGAAGCAGGTTGGACCCAAGATTTAGGAGATAAGGGACAACAAGATTTAACTTGGCTTCTTTAATATGTATTAAAAACAATATAAATGGCAGATACTACTTTATTTACTAGGTTAAAAAGATTATTCTCAAATGATGTTATAGTTCGTAATATTGGGGGGAAACAATTAAAAATAATGGACACAGGTAGGATCCAAAAATATGGAAACCTAGCCTCTAACTCACTTTACGATAGATTTACACGTTTACACAAACCTGTTGGATCATCATTACAATATAACCCAACACTTAATTATCAGTCAATGCGACTACAGCTTTATAGTGATTATGAAGCTATGGATCATGATCCTATTATTGCAGCTGCACTTGATATTATGTCTGATGAAACTACTAATAGAAATGAATATGGAGACATTTTAAATGTTCAATCTTCGAATGAAAATGTAAGAAAAGTACTACATAATCTATTTTATGATGTTTTAAATGTAGAATTTAATTTATCTACATGGATTAGAAATATGTGTAAATATGGGGATTTTTATCTTAAATTAGAAGTATCTGAAAAATTTGGAGTATATAATGTTATACCTTTATCAGTATATGAAGTAGTAAGAGAAGAAGGAACAGATCCTGATAACCCATCTTATACTCGTTTTACAATGGACCCAAATGGTTTAGCTTCAGGTGCAACTAATACAATTAGAAGAGACCAATTTAGTTTAGAAAATTACGAAGTTGCTCATTTTAGATTACTTACAGATTCTAATTATCTTCCTTATGGTAGATCTTATTTAGAACCATCTAGAAAAGTGTTTAAGCAATTAATGTTAATGGAAGATGCTATGTTAATTCATAGAATTATGAGAGCCCCAGAAAAAAGAACTTTTTATATTAATGTAGGAGCTATCCCACCAGAACAAGTAGAACAGTTTATGCAAGAAACTGTTAATAAAATGAAAAAAACACCTTACATAGACCAAAACACAGGTGACTACAACTTAAAATACAACATGCAAAATATTACTGAAGATTTTTATATCCCAGTAAGAGGTAATGATAATTCAACTAAAATTGAGACTACAAAGGGATTAGATTATGATGGTACTCAAGATATTGAGTATTTAAAACATAAAATGATGGCTGCTTTAAAAATTCCAAAACCGTTTTTAGGTTATGAGGAAGGAGTAGAAGGAAAATCAACATTAGCAGGTATGGATATTCGTTTTGCTCGTACAGTTGAACGTGTTCAAAGAATTGTAGAATCAGAATTAACAAAAATAGCTTTAGTACATTTATATTCACAAGGTTTTGAAGATGCTGATTTAGTTGATTTTAAATTAGAATTAACTACACCATCAATTATATATGAACAAGAAAAAGTTGAATTATATACTGCAAAAACAACAGTAGCAGGTGAAATGTTAGATAAAAAATTATTTAGTAAAGATTGGGTATATGAAAATGTATTTGGATTATCTCCTGATCAATATAATGAACAAAAAGACATATTATTTGATGATGCAATGAACTCATTTAGATTATCACAAATTGAAAATGAAGGAAATGATCCTTCAGAATCAGGTATGTCTTATGGTACACCTCATGATTTAGCTTCATTATATGGTAATAAAAGAGATAAAGCAGTAGGACCAGCTCAGGTACCAACAGGATACGATGAAAAAGAACCAGGTCGCCCAATAGAAGACCCTACTAAATATGGAAACTTTAAATCTAATTTTGGTAGAGATCCTTTAGGTAAGAAAAATCCAGATCTTACTATGGCTAAACCTGATAAATCTAATAAAATTTCTACACTTGAAGCTGCAAATCTTAAAAAATCTCTTCAAAAAATAAAGAACAAAAAACAGGTTTTAAATGAGGAAAATGAAAATGGACTTTTATCTGAAAAAAATATTAAGTCTTAGAAATAGGTCTATATTTATATACGATAAATTCGAATTTATAAAACAATGAAAGTAAAACATTCTAAGTACAAGAATACTGGAATTTTATTTGAACTCCTCACTAGACAGTTGACTTCTGATACTATTACAGGAAGTCAATCAAAATCTTTGTCTTTTCTAAAAAAACATTTTAATAAAAGAACTGAATTATTAAAAGAATATAAAATATATCACACATTAGCTACACA